TTTAATCCGCTTGTACTTGCTGGAATGTTCCGAGCATTTTTCATTTGCTCTACCATATCTTTCTTAACATTCATCGCTACCTTGTTATTGGCTGAATCTCTATTAATGATATAATGGATATCTTCTAATGATAATCTACGTGTGTTTGCTTCTTCAAGCATACTTTTGTACTCATCATCAGTCATATTAGGATGGTTTGTTCTAAAATGCTTTTCTTCAACAAGTCTTGCCTGTACAAATTTCTGTTTATTCAACTTATCGTCTTGTACTTTAGAATGCTGTTGCAATCTAGATTGAACTAATTGATCAACATGAGCATTTAAAACTTTAGATGAATCTGAATTTGGATCACCAAGTTCATTGGCATCAAATTCATATTCTTCTGAAAGTCCTAATTTACTTTGTATTGAACTATTACCCCCACCTCCTTCAAGATATCCTCTAACATGGTCCACAAGTCCGCCATCTTTCTTCATCGCTTCGATGATATTGGCGTAAGGTGCCAGTCCTTGCATTTGGCCATACATTTTCTTGGCCTCTCTGCTCGAATCTTGGTACCTTTTTTTCCAATCTATTCGCTGAGAGCCTTCATTAACTTTGTTATTAGCTTTTTTCTGAGGGGTTGTCTCTAGATTTGGTTGAGTTTGGTTTTCTTCTGATACCATAGAATTTACATCACTTTCCATGGCTGTAAAAAAATCAGCTGAAGAGTCAGAAGTATAATGCTTTTCTGAGTTACTTTCTTCTGTTTTCATTCGTTCTCCTATTTTTAAAAGATTTTTTTGTTAGAAATATAATACATATTACTCATTATTCCCAACATTGTTTTTTATTAATTTTGATTCAAGCATAGCATTAGCTACAGTATTTTTAGCCTCTGCATCTGCTCGATCTTTTGTTTTAGTAGCTGCTTGTTGAGCTTGGTTAACTATATTTTGTATACCAGACTGAAGTTTAGCTTCTTCATTAGCAACAGCATTTTTTAATGACTGTTGTTGATTCTTAACTCCATCTTTAACTTTATTTGCTTCAACCACAACTGCAGCTTTTTCTTGTTCTTTCTTTTTAGTAATTTCCATTTCAGCCTGCATTACTTTACCTTTAATGCCTGCTTGTACTAGTTGTCTTTCTAGTGTTTCAACAGTACCTGTAAGATCTTTAATCTCTTCATCTTGATTGGAAATCTGTCCTTGTAATTGAGAATATAAAGATTTACGTTCAACAATTCTTTCTTTATTCCTAATATCTGTTTCTGCTAAAACAGCTATATCATCAACTACACCAAGATTTAATAATTGTTTTAATTCTTCTAAATAAGCCCATCTATTAACAGGTAATGTAGATCCAGATATAATTCTTATATCAAACTTGGCTGTTGCATAATCATTATATTTACCTATAACATCCCCATAGTCATTATAAATTGGTATATTAATTTGTTGCTCCCTATCTTCTTTTATATTATTGGGTTGAACTACTCTAAATACTTTCTCTGCTGTATATAAAGATTGAGAATATTGCATAATAATTAATCCCAATTGCTTTAAACCAGGTTCAATAGAATTTCTTAACCACTGCTTAACACGTCTAGTTCCATATTCATCCATAGCTAACATGCCTCTGTAAGTATCAGATTGTTTTCCCGTATCACCCATCATAGATGAATATATACCAGCTAAATACTCCATGTCTCCTTTACCTTCTTGAACAATACTAAAGAAAGCATTGGATAAAGGCATTGGTTGTATTGGAGTAGGTGTAGCAGCTCCAGGACGTATAGGCAATAATGCTCCAGGTGAACTAGAATATTTTTCCCAATAATCAGTATCTATTCCACCTTCTTCATATAAATATCTTAAACTACTTCCTAACGATGCATTATGTACCATAATTTGATGTGCTTTGTTTAACTCTCTTTGTTTACCAATTAAAGGAGAAACTGCGCTAATAGGAAATGGAGTACCCGTCCATTTAAAGTGAAATGGGACTATAGGATATTCTGTTATATTAGATGGCATATATGTTGAAAATAAAGTTTTATCTCCTATAACTTTAGTATACTTTATTTTTGACTGATAAAAACTTACAGCTTCAACAATATATTTTTGAAACTCTTCATCTGCTTGCATAATTTCAAATTCTTTTTTAGTTACTATTTGATTAGTAACAATAGAATTTTGTTCTACAATTCTACTAGTCATTTCCATTTCAGCACTTTTTAATTGATTTTCCATCATCTCTTGAGCTTTTTTCATTTCTAGCTCAAATCTTTCAGGTAACATTTTGCCTTCTTGTACAGCCTGCTCCATTTGTTGTTGTTGTTCTAATAATTGAACACTCAACTCCTCTTGCAAAGCTTGCATCTCAATAGCTACTTGTTTCTTTGCTTTAGCCATTTGCTCTTCATTAGGAGGGACTCTATAAAATACATTCATATATGAAATCTTTTCTTTTTCATACATTTCATAACATTCAATTAAATCATCATGTTCTGAACTATCTGGATCAATAGCCTCAGATGAATGAATGTCTTTGTATCCAAAATCTTTTAATCCAGAACCATAAGACTTTTCAGATAAATCATACATATTTTCATTATCGCCATTAGCACTGTTGATTTTATTTTTATATTCAGGATAGATAGATATTAAATGCTTCTTAGGAAGAACTTTTCTTATCATAATATAAGAAGCATCTTTAAATAACATATCTCTAGACTTAGGATCTACAAACAAATCAAATGGTTCTGGTTGTTTTAATACAACCTCTCCCATACCATGATCTTGGTCATGATCAACCGAAACCATCATATAGCCTACAGATTTGGTAATAGAATCATTAATAGCATTAGCGTATAATGTATTAGCATCTGAATTATACCATATATAATCAGCCATATCAGAAAATACTGCAGCTACATCTGAATCACTTCCTTCTGTTGCTACTGCTTGCCATCTAGGATTACTAGCAGTAGCATAAAAATTAAGCATCTCTACAACAGGAGTAATCCTATTTATTGTAAAAGTAGGCATCCCTTGTTGTTCTAAAGACGATCTTTCTGCTTCAGTTAATTGATTGTCATTAGCAAAGTCATAACCTTTCTGATTAATATATTCCCACTGTATTCTATTGTGAGTATTAACAGAATTAAAAATTTGTTTGACTTTTTCTGCTGTCTTATCTTTTCTCTTTGCCATCATTTACCCTCTGAGTAATTATTAATATAATAAGACCCTTTTTAGATCTGTTTTTAAACATCTTTTTAAGCGTCTTAGCTAAATTATAACAGTACTGTCTATATTATGTAGTTACACAAATATATTCACAATCACATGCTGCAGTATCTGCTCTCAAATAAATAGCTTCTGCTGCAATTAATGTCCCAGCAAAATCTACAGCTGAATCGTCATTAGCATAAATATCATCAGTAGTAAAAAATAAACTAGAACCTGGTTCTACTTTTAAAGCTATTTCATGTCCTGCTCCTGAATCATAAATTATAAGTGATACAAAATTAGTATCATCTAAATTAGTGACTCTAAAATATTTTAAATTAGCAGCAACTACAGCTCCGACAGAATCTGCACTACCTAAATTTATAATATTCACATTAGAATCATGAACTACATTTAATATCCTTTGATCTACCTGACCACAAGCTGATTTTGTAAAAGTATTTGATCCGCCATAAGAAACGCCATTTAATGTAATCTGCTCAGTAATTTTAACTGTAAGCGTTGCTGGTGTTACTTTTGTTGCCATTTATTTCTCCTTATAAACCTGCTTCATATGTGTTATTGTAGAAAGTCCTTTTATTTTTACCTTTTTTTATTGCTGGTTGAGCTCCACCTTGACCAACTCTTCGAGAAGTTCTAGGCGCCATAGTTGGCCCAAATTTTTGTGTATTCAATTGAGTTTGATCTCCTGGATCATCAGTTCTTTTTATAGTAGGTTGAACATCACTACCTGGTCCAACTCTGTGAGCTCCTCTTGGTGCTCTTGTAGAACCAAACTTCTGTTTAGAAGCATTAGTTATTTTTCCGTAAGCCATTATTTTCTCCTTTTTTAGCTTCGTTAGTTTCTTTGTCTTTAGATTTTTTTATTTTACCTAAATCTTTTAATGTAATAATATCTATGCAACTACCCAACTTTTAGCTGTAGGTCTGTGTTTATAAATATTACCCTTTTTATCTTGTTTAACAGATTGCAATGGATATGCATACTTACACGCATATGCTAAAGCATCTATTGTATCATCATGTCCCATTCTAGGACCAAAAGTATATATCTCTCTTTGTAAATCATACATCTCTTTCTTTACAAATATCCCCCCTATTGAAAATCTTTGTGCTAATATTTCCTGTATCCTATCTCTCTTGCTCATTCTGTTTCCTGGCTTTTCAGCACAAAACTTAACAGTAAAATCATTTCTTCTTCTCATTTCAGCAGTCAATGCTTGAAATATTGGCCTACTCATTGTAGTGTCTTCTACAGTAAATAAACTGGGCCTAAATCTATTATTATAATCAAACATATAATCTACTATTCCCTTTTTATCATCTCCTGGGATACCAAGAACTGGCAGACTACGCATTCGTAAATACTCCAAAACATAGATATTATTATCAGCACAAACACCACACATAACAATAACAGAGAAATCACTATCCCTACGAGTACTATCGGTAGCAGGGTCAACCCCAGCAAAAATGTTGACTGGCTTAACATCTCCAGTATCCAAGACAACATACGAGATCTCAGTTTCTTCATCATATTTATATCTTCCCTCCCAATGCTTTACATGATCTCTTGTAAAAATAGAATCAGTTTCACTTTGTACTTCCATCATATATTCCTGATAGAATTTCTGTGGCTGACCTGAATCAGAATAAAACTTTTTCTTTCTCTCCATTTCCTTTTGACCAAACCATGAAGGCCACAAAGGTGTACCATCATCCTGCAAAGCTTTATAAGTTACTACTTTCCAGCTAAATTCTTTATCCATCCCTTTGCTTTTAGCTTTATTATATCCAATAAGGATATTGTTAATAAAGGAATCAAAATGAACAGGAGTCCCATTGATACGAAGCCTACCAGTACCAGGTTCCAAAGCAGGAAATACAACAGCCGTAACAAGATTAGAGATTTTAGCACGAGACTCTGGTGTAACGGTATTATTTTCATCTTCAAAATCGTCCAGAACAATGAGGTCGTACCGTTTATGTAATTTCGCTCCGCCTCTAATACCTGATAGGTTTGATTTACTAATGAGTTTACAGCCATTTTTAAGTTCGATATCATCTTCAGTCCATTTTTTCCCTTTTAAACTACCGAAATAATACGACACTTTATCATTATATTCCAAATGATATTTTATGTAATCTAAATTCGGTACACTAATCTTAGACGATGCAGCAACCCAACCGTAAAACAAAGGTTCCTTTGTAAATAAGAAATCTTGTAATATATTACATTTAGTTAAAACTGTCTTACCATGACCTCTAGGTAAAATAACAGCCATTTGTTTTACTTTTGTATCTGAAATCAAATCTGCTACTTCATAATGAAAAAATGGAGTTTCACTTCTCATAAAATCATCAGGCAGAAATAACTTACCAAATGCAATCATATCATGTTTGGCAAGTTCTAATGTTTCTTCGGCCTTTGATACATTCTGTGTATTTATATTAGCCATTATTCGTTATACTCATCATAAATTTCTTGTACTCTAGCTGTAGGTTCCCAAGGCAACTCTGGTCCATGCATAACATATCTACCAAAAAAATCTCTTGGACTTAAAGGAATCCCAGATTCAGATTGCCCATGAAATTCAGCTTCTTTTCTCAACTCGGCTTTTAAATCCTCAAATTCCAAAGGATAATCCAAGTTAAAATAGTCATCACTTAGCGCTGTATGTGCCTGAAGTGTTTTAGCATACGGGCTACCATACCATTTATCCATTTGTTCATGAATACTCCAATCTCCATATTCTTCTGGTAGTAATTGATTCATAATAAATTCGTAATCTTTTAATAACTCATTATCATATAAAAATCTATAAAATTCTACATATTCATCAGAAAACCTAGTTTCTTGTTGATTACCATACCAATCAGCCCAATCTCTTATTCTGTCTCCACTTACACCTTTTTCCCAATTACTGCCTTTAGACAATTCAAACAATTTACCATAAGCATCATGACTCTGGTCTTCTAGACTAGACATATGAAGAGATCCAGTTCCGTGTCCAAATATCTCATGAGTAAGTATTTCAATAGGATCAGCAGCCCACCTATAGGTCTGGCTTGTGGAATCAGGAGTTGGTAAAGGTAAAGCAGCATACGCAGTATCAACAAGACTTCCCCCCAAACCATAACCGTACTGTCCTATTGATTTTCCAGCCCAGTTTTCTGTTCCTACTTCCCATTTGCCTGATCCTGCTTCAAATCCTGGAGGAACAGCTCTTATAAACATATTACCAGCTTGTAATTTTGGCAATAACACATCAGTAAAAGGAGTTTCTTTAAATTGTTCGTAATGTCTTGGATCAATTCCAATCTCTGATTTGATTCTGTCCAACTCCTTTCTGTTGGTCCGTCTTGCAAATAATTTTTCTTCTTCACTCCAACCAGCTTCTTCTTCTTCTATAGCCTTATCTATTGCGCCTTTTTCTGGCATAATCTGAGATAAAATTTTATCTAGTTCTGGGGCATGAAATTCAAGTAATGCTGCTAATTGTCTAGATACAGATTCACTGGTTTTAGCCCATTCAGCAACCTCTTCCTCTGACATAGCAGATAATGATTCTGGTAAAGTTTTAAGAAAATCTAATTCTTCTGTGACATCTCCCTCAAATCCTTCAAAAGTTGGTATACGTCCTTCGCTACTAGCTCCAGAATATTTTAACCAATTCCAATAATCTTGATATTCTTTACTTAACGGCACCTAGAATCCTGGTAATTCTTCAAATGGATCTGGTAGTGGATATCTTTCTAAAGTTCCTGAACCTTCGGGAGCAACAATATCAGATGGATCAGGAGAGGGTTTAATTCTTCTGTTTCCAAATTCATCCACAATTGTGTCTAATACTTCTACCTCCACATCTGCATATCCCCCTCCTCTAGGGCCGCCATATCCAGGTACAGGTTTAAAATATCCTTTAAATAGCATTTCTAAAAGAGTAGGATTTATAGGAGGTCTATTCCCCATATCCCCGCCTTCTAAGGCTTTTTGTATCAACATATCTTGATAATCTGTCACAGCTCTATCAGATTCTTCTTGAGATATTTCTGTAACCCCACGATATAAATCAAATTCTTCTTTATGTTCTTGCATTCTTTTTGCCATCTCAATAGCTTCAAGTTGAGAAATTCTTCCTCGTATATAATCTAATACATCCACATTCTGTTTCTGTCCTAAAGCCCTTCTATAATCTTCTAAAGTTATATCCATATTATTCCTCTATTGTTTTTGGCCTTTCAGCTTTTAGTAATTCTTTATCTTGAAATCCTTGAAATAAAGCTCCAGATACTTGAGTAACTGTAGTTCTGCTCTTGTCCTCCAAATCCATAATATCAGATAATTTAAATAATGCTTTTAATCTAGTCTCATCTTTTTCAGATGACATAGCAATAGTTTGTATATTCTTTAAAATACTATTTTCATTTATACCTAATTCTTCTAATACTGGTTTTAATTCTTCTTTCATAGCTGTCATCACCCTTTTAGTTTTTATCAATTGCGTAGACTTCTGCTTAGCATATCCTGGGTTACTTGTAGGAAATGCTTTAATATAAGCTTGTTGTGGAGGTAGTCCAGAGACAAGATATATTACGAAGAGATGTTCGCACTTACTCAGTACCGTCCGATCTAGCAGAACGTCTGCAGAGTTCTTACTCCCTCCAAAGGAGTAAATGTTGACTCTGCGTGAAGTGTCGAGTTTCACCTTGGAGGATACTGGAAAAGTTCCAGTGCACGTGCCAACATATTCCCTAGTCTTCTTACATCCTTTCGGTACGATCATCTTTCCTTTACGTAAAATCTGTATATAACATTCATCATCTGCTTTTACCCAATCTCCCACTGATGCTTTTCTCCAATCAACAATCTTAATAGAGCTAGGCAAAACATCATCAGGTTCATACACATAATGATTTATACCATTTACTCTATAAGATCTCATGGAGTAAGTCTATCTTGTATAAAATAATCAAATGTCATTGTATTTCGTTTAGCTAAAGGCATCCAATTACCTGTAGTAGCATTTAAATAACTTCTTTCATATTCATTATCTACAACCCCCCAATTTCCAGTAAGTATAGCATCTCTCATCTTAGGGTATTTATTTATACTTCCTACATTATACTCATAATCCAACATCATCAATTTATCTCTATCTGGAATAGTTGCAAATAAAGAATCTTTCCCCAAATTAACCATTCTATTACTAAGCGTACTATACATTGCATCAAGATCTTCTCTTAATAAAGAATCTGCTGTAGATTCAGATATACCAGACAACGCTTCTTTTGCAGATAAATTATTAATAAACACATCATTGGTAGTACCATAACCTATTGTCTCTACCCCTGCTGCATCAGTATAAGCAAATGGTTCAAAACTCTCATTTTGTTTTAACCATGTAATATAACTACCTAACTCAGCAGGATCTATCCCCGATAATGCAGACATTAGGAACCCTTTTGTCTGGCATTATGTATTGTAATCATAGTCTCCATAAGCTGTTGATTCTGCTCTTTTAATCTTTCATTCTGTTTTAATATAGAGCTTGCGAATCTATTTCTTTCAAGCTGAGTAGCAATATACGTTCTTGCAGCAGTTTTTTCTTCTGCTTTAGTTAGTTTATTAGCCATAATATCCTTTATGTTATGCTGGTTACTTGGCCCGAAGGGTCAAATTAATTTTATGTTTCAGCAATCTCAAACGTAGTAATTCTAGATATTGATTCATCATCCATAGAATCTAACACAGCGGTATTACCTTTAAAAATGAGACATTTAGAAGGAACCTCAACAATTTCTTCCTTCATGCTCTCTACCTTATCAGTATCAGGGTCAAACTCAATAGTTAGTATATATTTTACTATATCTTTATCATCTTCCATTCTAACCCTTCCAAATAGTTTGCTATAGTTTAGTACTTATTATCATTAAAAAGCAACTATTTATTATCTTTTTTTATTTCATCAGTCTTTTTCTCTTCCACTTTTTTATATTTTTCTTTTAAAAATGTTTGAAATCCTACCGTATCATTTGAAAAAGAGATATAATCAGTAAGTACTTTCATTATAGTAGTTAATGTATCACTTTCAGTCTTAACAGCACCATATAAATTGTTTAAATGATACTCTACTTGTTTATTCGTAAGTTTAGGCTTATTACCTTGACTCATATCTAATCCCCCCTTTTTTAGGTACCTTAATATACAAAAAGGTTACTTTGCAAAGCAACTTTTAAAAATTGTAGCATTTTAGTGCTTGGGGTTATTATATGACCCCGCCCCTTATCAGGGGTTTTTCACTATCGTGATTTAGTTATTTTTGATTTTGATTAATTTGTATTTGTGATTATATTTATTCACTTTTAAGGAGGTTCCAATGGAACTAGAAGACAATAGTACTCATGATGGTAAAGGTATCATACATGAGAGTAAGCCTGTAAGAACTCAAGGAGTAGATCCTAAGATTACTAAAGATGACAGAGTCTATACTATAGATGATGTGCAAGAGTTAGTAGCTGATGAAGATATAGATACGTTGATGGAAGTATTTACTACTCAGAGACAATACATTAAACTACATCCTACAATGAAGAAGTCAATGAAGAAGAAAGGACTTGATGATCTTCGTAATATGATATGGGATGTAACACGTGAGTTAGGTAGAGCATTTCCTATGAGAGAAGCTAGACAACTTACAAGGTTGTGTTACTTATCAGGTAATAGTAATTATTAGAAATAAACTTGGGAGAATTAATTAATACACTGATTCTCCCTAATTTATAATGTAATAGTATTATTGTTCATTAATATAGAGACAGATATGTAGAGAACCGTAAGTATTTAAAGATATTGGCATGTGTTGATAACTATTAGTGTAGAGAACTGTCTCCTCCTTATTACACACACACACATGCCTGTATCTATATATAGTATAAACTTATACCAAACAGGAGGGTTCATGAAAACAGCATTATTTATGTGTAATGAGTGTCATAATACATTTGAGGGTTATGTTAAAAAGAAGATAAAATCTTTAATGAAGTTTGTACCAAATTGTAATCATCATTCTAAATTGAAGGATAAGAAAGAAGGTAAAGAGTCATGATAAATTGGTATAATATAATAGTATATGGTATAATGATAACAGTTTCAGTATTTATATGGTATGGACTGTATCAATTAATATTTAGTTAAATTAATGAGTCTATTGTTGTGCACAATTATAGTAGAATAGGTAAGATTAAACATTGTATTGAGAAAAATGTGTAAACATCACTTGCTCAATTTATAGGTAACTATGCAATGTTGGGACTGATGAGTGTGGAAAGCGCTCTTATTCGTCATTAATAGTAAGTGGTAATGTTGACAGACCACTATAATATAAGTGCTATGGAAACGATGAAATACTAGATAAGTAGTCGGGCCTTTGTCAATTGATATATTAAGACATCAAGAGAGTGCATAAGGGTTGAGCCTGGAGCTATCCTCTGTATGATCATAGCAAATGGTGTACCAATAGAACTACGTGTTAGTAACTAAGCTATGTACCAACTATGATTATGTTGTCTTGTTGGCCTATTTCAGTAGGGTGTAGAACAGTATCTATTTGAAGAGAACTTTAAAGTCTCCTTCGTATATACATTTGTAAGCCAGTCAGCTGTTAAAGTGCGTAACTCTATATAAGCGTACTGATAGGCCGTTAATTTAGAGAGAGAGTAGTATCTTCAAATGCTAATTAGGTTTTTGGAACATATTTCCCTAATGAGAATCCTTTCGCTCTCTCTCTTCAATTTTAAATAATAAATATGAAAGAAAGGAATAGCATGGCAAATAAAAAAGCAAAACCTGATACAGTATATGATCCTAGATTAGGATATTATACTAAAGTTGATCTAGATGAGGGAGCTGCAGTATTTACAGGAACACCTAAATCAATAATATTATCTTATTTACATTGGATTAAGACATCTAAGAAGAATTTAGGTAAATTAACTATAAATGACACAGTTATTACTATTCAAAGCATTAATAATATGCAGGTAAGAGTAAATGAATTGGTTAAGAGATATAATTTAGGTTATTCAGTTAAACAAATTCGTAAATTAAATAAGATTGCAAAGAAGCATTGGGATAAATTTCACACTAATAACAATATAACTACAACATAGGGAATAAAACAGTCAGAAACGAGGGTGCGTGCTATGACACGAGTGGTGGTGTAGTGGTGTTCGGTGAGATCCCGAAGTGTAGTTTCTGATCCCTTAAAATGAAAGGAAACAAATATGTGTAAAGAAGAAGAGGAAACATATGATAAATATGATGATCCATTTTATGTTCCAGATGATCAACCATCTGTAAAAGATTTAGCTAAGTTAGCATTAAAGTGGGGAGCCAAATTTTCATCAAAAGAATTAAAGTATATTAAAAAATACGGAGATAGTAGTAAATAATAACAATAAAGAAAGGGGTATGATATGCCTAGAGACGAAGCAATAACAATTAGAGAGTTTAATGGCTCATCATTTGAAGAGACAAGAACTCATGCATCAACAGTTGGTGAATATAGAGAAGAAAAAGGTCTTGGAGCTGATGTAACTATATCTGTTGATACTGTTAACCAACCTGATACCTTTGAATTAGAAGCAACTGATCCAGCAATGGCTGTAGCTGCTGTTCGTAGTAATAAAACTGGCGGTAGTGTTGATTTGCTTATAACAATCAAATAGTTTGGTATCGAGGAGAGACATAGAGAGCCAATAACTGTAGCCAGCAATTGGTGTTATGTGAGGCTCTCTATAAATTTAAAGAAAGGAGGACTATATGTCTGTAAATGTATTAACTCTTGATGGGTTAACAAATAGAAAATTAAAAACAATAGCAGAAAATGTTATTATGGGTCCACAAGCTACTATATTATCACAATTAAATAATATTAATGGTAATCATAATTTAAGTCTAGGAGTGACTAAAACATTTAGATGGTCTCCTGGTATTTATGATCAAATAAAAGAGAGAATACATCATTATAATGGATTTAATATGAGTAATTCTGGTATGCGTCATTTGTTTAGAAGAATCAAAGAAAATAATCGTTATTGGAAAAGAGATTTGGAATCTAAGGTAATAGAATTAGAAGGATCTTTACAAGGTTTAAGAGCTGCAGGTTCTATATGGCAAGATAATACTGATACAGTTTTTGATATTTTTACATTAATGAAAGAGCAAATACAAGAAACTTATGAATCTATTAATGATGATGTTCAAATTAGTTATGATATATTAGAACAAGTAGATGAAGATAACAATATTGCACATAAAGGTTATAGAATAAGATTTATAATTGAATATAACAATATAGATGTTCATATGTGGTCTTCAACTAAAAGATATTTAGGAGAAGTTCCTACAGGAAGAATAACATTAAATATCCAAATGGATTTAGTTAAAGCATTAAATGTATTGTCATCAAAAAAGAATATGTTATTTGACATTGAAACTTTGCCATCTTATTTTACTGGTGAAGGAAGAGCCTTTATAATGAAAGCTTTGTATAATAATGGTGTAGGAATACATCATCCTTTTATAGGAAGTCGATTTGCGAGGCTTAATGATAGAATTGATCTTAATAATTTTTATTATCCAGCATATTGTTCGGAAACTGCAAATCAAGGGTGGCGCAATGTATGTGTAGGAGATATGGGAAGTGATATTGCTTTAAAATGTATAAATTTTAATTTAAATGAATTAAATACTAAATTAAAAGAATGGTTGTCTAATTTTATAGTTACTCGTACTCATCCATTAAATCCTTTTAGTCGATGGTTTCATGGATGGCCTAAATGGTTAAAAGATAATAAGGAATTAGATGGTATTATGGGACATATTCGAAATTCACATACTTGTAATAATTCTTTATCTATTGTTGAGTATGCAGAATCAGCCAAACGTAGTGAAGATGAACTTGTTAAGCTTCTTCGTATGAATGATATACAATTTCGTATTGATTATTGTAATTCTGTTGAGTGTCAATTGAGAGATAATTGTATAACTTACAGTATACATGGTAATCCTGATTATACTTATCAACAAGAACAATTGATGGTTGAGTTATCTGTTATACTATTTGCTCCATTAGAACTTGTTCATGAAGCATATTCTAATGAATCTGTTGATAATTTACATTCAATTATTAAAGCTGAATCTACATGGGATAGAACAAAGCAAATAAAGCAAATAATAAAATTAGAATCTATATTGTATCCTGATAAGATTTTTGCAGACGAACTATCATATTTACACAAAACAAGTAAAGATTTATGGTCAGGGCGTGCACTAGAAGATTTAATATTCAGTCTTGAAGAGGCAGTATATAATAATAAAGACAAAAAAGATGTTGTTAAAGAAAATAATGATAAATCTATGATTAAAACACTTCAAAATAGAATGGGTATGATTCCAACTATATCCCCTAATCCTAACGCTAATCAACCACAAGGTGATCGTGAACAAGATCATGTAGAATCAACTTTTTATTCATTAAATAGTGAAGAGTCCGCTGATTTTGAAATACTTTCAGATCCTGATGATGAAATGCATGATGAAGAATGGGAAGCATATCAAAGAGACATGGATGAAAATCCAGAACCAGATAACTTAGAGGAGGAATAAATATGGACGATGCAATATTCTCTATTAAAGAGAAAACATTTGACAAAATACTAAACTATGCACATTGTGCTAAAAATGAATTTAAGTCAGAAATTGGTGGAATGTGTGTAATATTAAAAGATAATGATGGGAATTATGAATTAATAGATCCAGTAATTTTAAAACAAACAATTAGTGGTGGAAATTGTGATTTAGATAAAGATGAATTAGCTGTATATTATACTAAAGTTGATCAGAAATATAATAAATATGATTATACGTTCTGTTGGTGGCATAGTCATCATACAATGGGAGCATTTTGGAGTAAAACTGATACAGATACTATGGAAGAAGCTTCTGATAGTAATATAAGTTATTCTTTAGTAGTCAGCTGGAATGAAGATCCATATGGACATATATTTAGAGTTTCATATTGGAAGCCAGTTGTATATGCAAAAGATATAAAACTTGAGATTATTCATAAGAGAGAAAAGAAAATTCCTAAATCTATTATGAAAGAAGTTGAAGAAAAATGTTCCAGCCCAATACCAACTAATTCTAAGTATGCAAATAATTTGATGCTTAAAAATCCTAATACAGGATATTCATATTATAGACGAGGATATCAAAGTAATTTATTTAATACTAATACTTATAATTTAGATCCCACTGCGACATATGGTGTAATACTTGATTTAGTTGATAAATTAATGAATAAATTAATTAATGGTACATTAGTATATCATGATTATGTGGCTGAAATTGATGAAATTAATGAGCAATTAGGAGAAGATAATCCTATTTCCGTTACTAAAGAGGCTAAGGCTACTATTGATAGGATATTAATTAATACTGCTAGTGATTATGTTGAGTATGATTTAACAAAAGATGATGATGAAATGGATGATATGGAAGCTATTAATACTATAGAAGGGAATTGGCAATGATAATAACTAGATTTAAAGATATAGTAGATAGTATGCATAAATATACATTTCATATACTTGGTTGCGGAGCCATTGGGAGCTCCGTAGCCACTCAATTAGCTAGAAGTGGAGCTGAAAAGTTTGTATTATATGATATGGATAAAGTAGATGTAGAAAATATAGGGGTATCTCAATATCTTGAAGAAGATATAGGTAAAGATAAAGTATATGCATTAGCCGAGCAATTAAAATCTATTAATTTATCTACAAATATAACAACATGTTATGGGGAGTTTAGCTATGATTTATGGAGTCCTGATCTTCAAAAGAAAGATATAGTTATATTAGGATTTGATTCAATGTCTGCAAGGTTAGAAGCTGTAAGAATAGTATGTAATGATGCAAGCTTTAAACCTCTATTTATAATAGATGGTAGAATGGGAGCTGAACATTATCAACAATATACAATAAAGAACCCAACAGTTAGAGAATATAAAGGCACTTGGTATAGTGATGAAGAAGGTTCTACAGAGCCTTGCAATGCTAAAGCTACCAGTTATTGTTCTAATATGAGTGGAAGTTTTATAGTTAACACTATAAGAAAATTGATTACTAATCAACCATATCATAAAAAATTGAACTTTCATTTTCCAACCATGAATTTGGATAAAAGTAAAATGATAGTTTAATGACATGTCATATAGAGTGAGGGGTTTTTCTTGGACATGGTTAAGCCCCTCTCCTCCTAAATTTGGCTGGCATACCCAAAGCAAGAGTTTAGCTTAATCTGATAGAGAACCGATGCAATTGTATGCCAAAAATTTATATAAAAAAAGCTTGGTGAATTTAAATAAGTTACGTAAATTCTAATCCAATATTCAATAAAATGCCCTGTACGACGGGGTAATATGTGAATCTATATGGATGTAAACATTGATTTTTGATAGTGACTAAGATATTAATATATATATTAACTAATTTTTTTTAAACCTTGAGTTTTCCTATCTAGAAAGCTATGATTTGTTTATGAAAATTTTAAGTGCACAATATATTAACAATTAAGGGATCTATGTGTATTCATACGAGAATTAACAAGTTAACATCTAGCCGTTAAAAGCGGGATATAGTTATACGAACGCTATATGAAATAGTCCGAGAGGATCAACGAATATGGCTACAAGTCACAGGGCATTATATTCAAACAATAACGTAGGAGGGAAGTATGAAAACTTTATATTTTGATTTAGAGCATGGAAGTAAAACTTTAGGTTCTAAAGATGCAATAAAGACAATGTTTGGCTATCCTGTATTACATCCTTATACTTGGGATCAATTTCTCAAGATTATAGGTGGTATATACAAACAAGACAAAGTAGTAGTCACGCAAAAAATAGGAGACTTAGAAGTATCTCATGAAGATCAACAAGTCACCTTAAAAAATGGTACTATAGTTGACGCATTAGTAGTTGACACAGTATCAGAACTCTGTAAAAAATACCAAAGAAGTTTATGTGATAAAAATGGTGTCATGAAGCTTCAAGATTGGGGGAGGCTGAAAAACAAAATCGATACAGCCTTAGAGTTTATAACTAGGATACCAGGTATAGTTATCTGTACCTCTCATTCAAAAATGAGCACAATGGACGATGGAACAACTAAAATACAACCATATATAGATGGATCTAGTAAAGAAGACTTATCTAAATGGTTTGATTTTGTGTTCTACTCAAAAACTATTATCAATCCTAGTGGAAAGAGGGAATATATTTGGGTAACTGAAAGAAGTGAAATGTACAACGATGCTAAAGATCGAACAGGACTTCTAGATGCTCAAATACCTCAAGACTATCAATTGGTAATTGATGCTGCTAACAATAAAGGATTTGAAGGTGCTAAAATACTTATCATCGGATCTCCTGGTAGTGGTAAAACATATAGTCTACAAACTCTAAATAAGGAGGTGTCGAATGCGAACACTAACGATTAAAAAGAATAGTGGATCTAAATTTTCTCCAGGTTGGAAACAAGTGGAGATAATTAAAGCAGTATATGGGGACTATAATGGTACCAAATACGTAGATTGCTATTTCAAGGATTATCCTGACTCACTTAACCTAAGAATCTATGCTAAAGAGGGCGCAAATGGAGAGGAATTTGCTATAGGCAGATTATTCCGATTTGCAAATGCTGGCATAACTGAAGTGCTTAATGGTGCTAATGGTGAAAGTGTAGTTAAGATAGATGATAGTCCTGCTAGTTTAATTGGTAAACATATCAATGTATACTTTTACAAAGATGGAGAATACAGTAGAATATTATCTTCTGTAGCTCCAACTGAGTTTAAGAATGAGATTGAAGAGTTTTCAGATGATGATATTAGTTACTGGAAACAACAATCTGAAAAATATTACAAGAAATATGTCGTTAAAGACGAAGAAGATAGTGGAGAAGCAACATTTCCATTTACATCTAATACTGAGAATACTAGCGACGATAGTGATGGATTACCAATCTAATATCACATAAAGATCACTGACACCTATCATCAATTCCGAATCAGGAGAGGCGAGTCCGTGTAAGACAAGCTGTTGATAGGTGTTATATCAATTAAAGAAAGGAGAGAATATGTGGTTTTGTCAAACAGAAGAGGCTAAAATACAAGCAGAAACTTGTAACGATAAGAAATGTCCAGGATGTCGTAAATGTGTTTGGGTATCAGAATCAGCTAATGCAATGTTAAATCATGGAATAATAATAGAAAAAGAACATCCATTACTAAAGCTGATTATTGAAAAATTTAAAGGAACTAAAATAGAATAGGAGGAATCATGGCAGGATTGGCAAAACTAGGAGATAAATCAAGATCATCAAATGGTGGTAAAAATGCTAAAAAATCTAATAAACCAGATAGAAAAGAAAGCTTTCATGAAAGAGCTTATAGATTAAAAAAAGAATTACCTTGGCCTTTTAACACTTTGATAGATTTAAAGAATAAAAACAAGAAAGGAAAATGATATGATTAAAGAATTTGCTTTTGGATTGTCTAATAGATGTCATTTCCAAGAAGCATCAAGAGCTGGAGAATGGATGGGACTAGATAGGGATACATTTGTTTCTTTATATGATTATGATAATAATGTTATCAATTATGTACAAAAGAAAGGCAAATTAGCTGGGTATGATGGGCCTATATATATGCCTGATGAATTTATATTAGACGTAGATGGAACTAATCCAATAAATGCACGAAACAAATTATTGGGATTAATGATTATGCTAGATGATGCAAATTTAGCATACAAAATATATTTTAGTGGTACTGGATTTCATGTTGGTATCCATTCATCAGCATTTAGATGGCAGCCATGTGATGATTTACATATTAAAGTCAAGAAAGAGTTGACGTCTAAAGGTATATTTGAATACGCTGATCCAGCTGTAACTGATAAAACTAGAATTATTAGACTAGTAAATACCAGAAATAGCAAATCCAATCTATGGAAAGTAGAAATAGATCCCATATTAAATATATTAGAGAAAGATGATAAAGATTTTGTTCGAGAAATAGAACAATACGCATCTAAACCTCAAAAAGTCTCTAATGATGATATAGAATGTAATGTAGTATTTGATGTATTAGGAGCAAGTCAGCCAACATCGCACACACTGACTGAGGAGCCTGTCCTATCAAAAGGAAGACAACCAGACCCAATGAACTATCCATGTATTCAAAGAATGTTGTATGGTTCTGTAATTGGAAGTAGACATCTGGTAGCTTTAAGATTAGCTGCTTGGATGAGATGGTTATATCCAGAAGATACTGTTAGATTGTTAATGAATGACTGGAGAAAAAGAGTAGACAATCCAGACAAACCTTTTAAACAAAAAGAAATAGATACAATTATTGATAATTGTTATGATGGTCACGATGGTAGTGGCTATAGATATGGATGTCATGATATAGTTATGGATAAACATTGTCAAAATACTTGCAGATTGTTTAAATCTAAAAAATCACAAAATACAATGAATGCTGAAATGATGGAAAAAGAAATGATTGAATTTTATAAAAGAAATTTAAATCCAATTAATTTTAGTGAAATCTATAATAATTGCAATTTCCCTGTCTATCCAGGTGAAGTTGTTATCTTACAGGCTCCTCCAGCTTCTATGAAAACAATGTTATTACAAAATCTAATGGTTCTATTTAAACGTCCCACTTATTTTATAGAGATGGAAATGTCTCCAAGACAAATATGGTCTAGATTTGCTATGATAGATAAAGGTTGGACAGAAGAACAATTAATAGCGCATTATAAAGAATATAATAATGGTTTAAGCCAAAGTTTTGATTGGTTAACTGTAGACTTTGCATCGCTATATACGCATGAATTAGAAAAAAGAATAACTACCCTACCTGTTAAGCCAGAAATAGTAGTTGTTGACCATATGGGCCTATTTAGGAGCAAACAGCGTGATCATAACATGAAAGTTGAGGAAGCTTCACAGGCTTTGATGGAATTAGCAGTAAAACATCAAGTAATAGTATTTACAGTTAGTGAGATCAGTAAACAAGCTATGGTAGAAGGTATGAATATAGCATCTTCCAGAGGTTCTTTCAGAGTTGCTTATAATGCAAATAAGATATTATCATTAAAACCTTTCAAAAATGATCAAGGTGAAATTAAAATGTTGCAGCTTGTAAGCGATAAGAATAGAGAACGTGAAACTTTAAACATAAAACTAGGAATAGATAATGTAAGGATGGTTCCGTATGAAGAATAAAGAGGTAATAAGATGAACTTAGATAAAAACTGTTGTAAAAAAGTAGCAGCTGCATTTGGTGAATGGCAATATGCTGTTGAAGATGCTATGGAAGATGTAAACAAGGTATTAAATGTATATCTGGAAACTGAACAAAAACACTATGAAGAAGATAAAAGAGATGATCATATATACTTGACATTAAGTAAATTACGAGAATTTCATGATATGGTAGGAGTATGGAATGAAGAGTAAAGAAATGATAGAGTTAATGAATACAATATTTGATTCAATCCTTAAGATGCATAAAGAAGGACAAAAAGAATATGCTCATGATGAAGATAATGTATTCGCTAACTTTGATAGAATAGCAGATCAAACAGGATCAGATAGAAAGTTTGTCTTGTGGGTATATCTTATGAAACATGTTGATGGAATAGCTGCATATATAAATGGACATAAATCACAAAGAGAAGACGTAAGG